TGAACATGCTGCATGATGCTTTCACGTTGGGTCTCCTTTGGTTAGGTAGTGGTGGGTTTGGCGATTCACCAATACACTACACCTTCGGATGACTCAACGTCATAATCTGTTTTGGACAAGAGTGAGTCGCCATACACGGGAGACAGCGCGGTATAAACGGTGCGGTCGGCCACCACGCCGTCCACCGGGTCGGTGACGATGACGCGAAAGTTGGCGGCGGCCACGTTGAGCAGCGCCATGGTGCCGGCCACGGCGTTGGGCGCAAAGGTTTGGGTGAAGGTGTCGGCGGCGCTGCTTTGGCTGCCGGTGCTCTGGTCGAACATGGACCAGCGGTTGGTGGCGCCCACGTCTTTCCACCAGGAGGAGTTGGCGGCGAGCGTGGGGTCGTGGCCGGTGTTGGCGTTTTGCAGCGACAGATAGTTTTTGTGGATGCCGGTGACGTTGACGCTGACGGTGTCGCCGGCGGCATAGGTGGCGCCGGAGTTGTAGGCGGCGTAGTCGCTGGCGGCGATGGTGCTGGCGGTGAGCACTGCGTCGGTGATGGGGATGGCGCGCAGCAGCTTCATGGGGCGCCGCCGTCGAAGGTGTAAAAGCCGTCTTCACGGCCACGGCTGGCGCGAAACAGCTTGAGGTTGGTCTGGCTGGTGTTGGTGGCGGTGGCGCCGGTATTGGCCCCTACTTCTGCCCGCATGACTGCCACCTCGGCGCGCAGGGCGCGCAATTCGGCCAGCAGCGCGGCCATGTTGGCGTCGGGACGGCGCAGGCGGTCCATCAGCTCGGCGTTGTCTGCGGCGGGCACGATGCGCTCACCCTGGTGGATTTGTGCCAGCATGTCTTGCGGCACGTAGTTGGTTCCAACCGAAAAACCGGGAATGCCAAAGGCCTTAGCAAATTGCTTTTGGCCATAGTCCAGCGCGGCTTTTTGCTGGGGCGTGAGGGTGGCGTAGTAGTCGAACAGCGAGGCCAACTCTTTGGCGAAGGTGGCGACCTTGGAGGGGTCGAGGTTGGCGTTGTCAGAGAACTTGCCGTTGGCATTGAAACTGGCGGCGTAGATGCCGGCCAGTTCTTGGCGGGCGGCCTCGGCGGTGGGCAGGCTGGCCACGTATTCGCCGGTGTAGGTGCTGACGCCATTTTTGCCGCTGTTGGTGGTGGCAAACTGGCCGAAGGTGGTGGTGACGGACTCGGCCACCGCCGCGCTCTTGGCATTGCCTATGGCCGCGCTGAGCGCGGCGATGGCGGCGGACACGTCTTTGACGCTGGCGTCTATGCCGTACAGGGCGTTGACTTGCTCTTGCGCGCTGGCGTATTGGTCGTCGAGCTTTTTGAGTTGGTCGTCAAGCTGCTTCTTGTTGTTGTCGCGCGTGTCTTGCAGCACCTTGAGCTGGCGCTGCTCGGCGGTGAGGCTGCTGTCGGTGAGGTCGCTGAGTTGCTGCACGGCGGCATTGGTTTGCGCCACGGCGCGCACGTATTCAGCGTTGGTGGCGAAGCCCTTGGGGTCGATGCGGCTGGCGGTGCCCAGAGCCTGGCTGAGCGCGTCTGTTAGTTGCACGGTGCCGCCACCCTTGGCGGTGGCAATGGCCTGCTGGATTTGCGCCTGCGCGGCGGCCAGCGCGGTGGACGGATCGGCCAACTGGGTGGAGAGAGAGCCCAGCGTGCTATGCAGGCTACCGGACAGGTTTTGCAGCGCGCCGATAGTGGTGTTGAGGGCGTCTTGCTGCGCGCTTAGGGCAGCATCGCTCTTGGAAAAATCATCGCTCAGCTTGGCCTTTTGCGCGTCGATGGCGCGGCCCACACCAGCCAAGGCATTGCTGACGCCGGTGTCTGCCTTGGCGCGGGTATCGGATGCCGCCTGGCGGGCCGTGTCGATGGCGTCTTGGCTGGACTTGGCGGCGGTGGCGATAGCCTGGGCTGCCAGGTCGGCGGACTTGGCCAGATCCTGCTGGGCATAGTATTGCTTGATGATGGCCTGCGTGGCGGCATCGGTGGTGGCCAGGTCGTTTTTCAGGTCCACCGCGCTTTGGGTGGTTTTTCCGAGCAGCACGTCGAGCTTGTCTTGCCAGGTCTGGCGGGCCTGGGCAATGTCAGCCAATGATTTGGCGGTGTCTGCCGCGGCAGTGGATGCGTCTTGCGCGGCGGGCACCAGTTGCGCGAATGCGCCCGCCACGCCGAGCAGCGCGGCGTAGAGCTGCTGGCCGGCTTCGCTGCCCAGGTTCTGGCTGGCGGCGGTGACGGCGGCCTTGAACTGCTCGCGCGTGGCCTTGGCCACGTCGCTCTCGCTGATGTTGGCGCCGGCGTCTTTGAGCGTGTTGGTGATGTTGGTGATGGTGGCGGCGCGCTTTTCTTCGGCGGTGGCGAAGTTGTCGTAATAGGTGCTGAAGTTGGCGGTGAATTTGTCGAGCCCGCCGCTGTAGGACACCAGGGCGGTGAGGCCGTCAACGGTGATGTCTTTCAGGCCAGCGGCGGCGCTGCCCAGACCGTCTATGGCCTTATGGAAATCGGATACAGCCTGGGCGTCGGCCAGCACGGCGTCGATTTGCGCCTGGGTTGCGGTGCTAGGGGTGATTTTGTCGAAAATTCCAGCCAGGTAGACAGGCAGGTCGCTGCCCTTGAGGGCGGCGAGCACAGCGCGGCTGGTGGCTAGGCTGATGGCGGAGTCTGTGGCCTTGGTTTCGGTCTGGTAGAAGCTGCTGGAGCCGGCTGAGCCGCCGAGGCCGAACTGCGGGTCTTTGCCGTCTTTGCCGGTGTTGCCGGAGTAGCTGAAGTTGGTGGCCACGGCCTTGATGCCCAGCCCCGTGGTGGCTTTGAGGTAAGCTTTTTCAAGCGCGGCGATGACGGCTTCGGAGTTGTCGCTGGGCTTGGCGTAGGTGTCTTGGGGCGCAAAGATGTTGGCGCTGGTGACTTTGCCGAACTTGTCGAAGTTGGCGTTGCTGTCGCCGGTGGAGCTGCTGGGCGTGCCGCCGGCATTTTTGATGAGGGCATAGACAGCCAGCGCCGCCGCCACATAGGGAACGGCAGCGCCCAAGGTTCCGGCCAGCGTGGAGGCGCCGGTTTGCGCGGCCAAGCCAGATGTTACCGCGGCGGACGCCTGGGCGGCGGTTCCCGTTAAACCCAGGAGACCCTGCGTGCCGGCCAGTGCCGCGGTGCTGAACTGGCTAAGGGCCGCACCGGCGCCCGCCAAGGACCCGCTGGCGCCAAATATCGAATTGGCGCCGGATGCGATGCCGCCCGCAGAGCCGAGCGCGGATAAACCATTGGCGCTGGCCGCCGTTGTGCCGGCCAGGCCGGTGGCGCCGATGAGGGTAGCGGAGAGCTGCAGGCCGATGGGCTGGAGGAAGGATTTGTAGAGCTGGTCCAGAAAGTCGCCCTTGAAGGTTTTCCACAGGCCTTTACCCCAATCACTGAAGCTTTCGGAACCGGCGCCTAGCGCGTCTTTGAAGCCCTCTTTGAAAATGTCGTCGTATTTGTCAACGGACTTTTGCCAGTCGTCGAGCATCTGGCGGGATGCCAGGTTGCTGATTTCTTTGATATTGTTTGCGGTGGCTTTGCTGATTAAATAATCGCGCCGATCGGGCGTGAGCGACGAGTTATCGTTGATCTGGCGTATCTGATTTCGCAGGTTTAGCTCTTGCTGAAATTGCGAGATGGCCAACGCCCGGTCAGAGGCGGAACGCGTCGATAGGCTTTGCTCGTACTGAATTGCTTCTGCACTTTGATCTACCGCGTCACCATATGCCTGATATTGCTCTACAAGCTGACGATATGAATCACCTGCTTTTGCATTTGCTTCGGCAATTTCATTTTGTTCATCTTTTTGGCGTTCAATATCTTTGATGAATGCGTCGTCAACCTTCTTTTTCAATTCGGCGGCTTTGCCCTGGGCGTCAACCTGGTCGCGCTCGACCTTGAGGAGGGCAATCTTATCCGCCGTGAGATCCGTCGTGCGTTTTTTTGTGGCCAATGCCAAATCTGCATCGAATTTAGCCGTAAATTTTTCTTGATCTGAAAGGGCGCGGCCTGCGGTGATTTCCTGCTGCTGCAGGGCGATGCGCTCGGACAGTTGTTTGTTGAGATTTTCGTAGTCTCCATCGGTGTTGCCGGATGTGGCGATGGCTTTGGCGGCGTTGGTGATGGCCTTGGAGTCTTTGGTAGGCGTTACCTTGGCGGCCTTGTCCTGGTCGTCTGTCAGGCCCTGCAGTGTTTTGCGATAGTCCTGGGTGGTGGTGAGCAGAGCCTGGGTTTGAGCGATTTCGTTTTTGAGGTCGCGCACGCGCGGCGCGGCGTCAGCAAATCCCTCGGCCTTTAGGCGTGAGAGCTCTTTTTCCTTTGAAAGCAGCGCGTCGGTCTGCTCCACCAAGGCCTTGTCGTTCTTGTATTGGTCGTCACCCGTGAGCAATACCTGGATGCCGGTGATGACGGCAGAAAGTTTTCCGCTTTCTATGGCCGTTTCTGCCATGGCCTTGGCGACATTGCCAAAGTTCTTGACCAGGTCAGCGCCAAAGGTGATGTAAAGGCCCTTGCCAGCGGTGTCCAGGCGGTGCAGGTTATCGTTGAACTCTTCGGCGTTTTTGGCAAAGTCGGCGCCCAGGACGATGCCGAGTTTTTCAGCCTCTTTACCCAGGCTTTTGAGGGAAGCACCGCCACCATTGAGCAAAGGAATCAGGTCTGTAAATGTTTTTCCGAATAGGGCATTGCCGACCGCTGCCTTGTTGGCGCCGTCGGCGCTGTCTGAAAATCTATCGGACAACTGGGCAAACACCTTGTCGGCGGACAGCACGTTGCCGGTGGAGTCTTTGACTGCGACACCCAGGGCCCTGAAAATCTCGGCCTGCTGCTTTGAACCACCAGCCGCCGCGCTGATATTGACGTTGAGTTTTTTAAGTCCAACCGATAATGCGTCGGTGGAAACATCAGACAGGCCGGCGGCGTAGTTGAGCTTGCTGAGTTCATCAACGGCGATACCCGTTTTCTGGCTCAATTTGTTGAAGCTGTCGGCCAGGTCGATGGCTTCCTTGACCTTGCCAGCGAAGCTGATAACGCCAAAGGCTACAGCCGCGCCACCAGCCAGGGCCTTGAAACTTGTGGCTGTAGCCGCCACCGCCTGACCCAGGCTGACCGCCTCGGCCGCTACCTTGCTGAAAACGCCCGTGGCTTGGTCAACCGCTGTGATTTTGATCCCTACATCAGCCATGGCGGCCCCCTGCCCTTTGCTCAGTCTGCGCGCATGTCGGCCCAGACTTCGAGCCGGGCCCGCTCACAGGCGCGCACGCCGCACAGCAGCTCGGCCCATTGCTCGCCTGGGATGGCGTTGGCTTGCATCCACGCGGTGACGCCCTGGTAGTCCAACCCAGTGGGGCCGTTGAAGCCGTGGCGCCACTGGGTTTGAACGTCCCAAAACAAATTCCACGCCGGCAGGTTGCAGGGCCACAGGTAGAACACTTCGCCTTGCTGCTCTTGGCCGCTGGTGACGCGGGCCGTGAGCTGCGCGAGCAAGCCGGGACCGCCAGGGCCTGGGCTTTCGGGCTGCGGGTGTGTTGCACGGCTGCGGGCCTCGAACTTGACGGCGTTGGCTAGTTTTTTTCGCGCGCGCCTTTGACGCCGACCTGTTGCAGGTAGTCGAGCCACATCATGTGCGGCAGGCCGGGAATGCGCAGCAGGGTTTGCAAGGCTTCGACGGAGTACTCGACATCGGTTTTGCCGTCGGCCTGTTTGACGCCGGACCAGCCCTTGACGTGTTCGGCGAAGAAGCCGGAAATTTTGACGGCGCCGGTATCGCTTTCGGCGGACTGGATGGCGTCGATGTCCAAGCGGTCAAGGGTGGCGGAGAAGGTGAACGGCTGGGAGGTGCCAGCCTTGTCGGTGTAGGTGCCGGCGACCTTGATGGTGACCAGGTCTTCGAGTTGCAAGGGAATCATGTTGTGCCCAATCTATGGTGAATTGGCCCAATGGGAGGAGCGCACGGCGCGGCAGCTTGGGCAAGACTGCCGGAGCGGCCCAATGCCGCCCCTGCCGTGCGCAAACCGGTGATCAGGTGGAATAGACCGTGGGGATGTTCTGGCCTTCGACGCTGAGCTTCATTTGCACGATGCCCTGGTTCTGGCCGGACGGGACGCCGGGGGCGCCGCAGTAGCCGGTCATGAGCATCTTGAAGCCGGTGCCGAAGCGCAGGCGGATGGCGCGCACGGTCTTGGACTTGTAGGCCTTGTTCATTTCAATGTAGGCGGGGTCGGTGACGTCGAAGATGGCGTCCATGGCCAGGGACAGCGGGCTGACGATGGTAGGGGCGCGCTTTTGCACGTTGTCGTGCACGGTGGTGGTGTCGGCGTATTGCAGATCGCCGCCGCTGGGCGCGATGTTTTGCGCGATGGTCATGCTGGCGCCGAAGGTGATTTGCTGGAAGCTGCCGCTGGTGAAGGTGTTGTAGGTGGTGGTGTCTTCGCCTTCCAGCTCGAAGGTTTTGCCGCCGGTGTTGACGTTGGCCACGCGAAAGATGCGGTTGCTGACCTCGAACATGCCGTTGCTGGTCATGACGATGTAGTCGCCGTTGGCGGGGTTGGTGGCGCCGGTGTAGGTGGCCACGCCCGGGCTGGCCTTGCTGATGGCGCTCAGGCTGATGGCAGTGGCCAGGGCGGTTTGCACGTCGATACCGACGTTGCTCCAGAAGATTGCTTGTCCCATGAGAATGCTCCTTTGAAAGTCAAGTAAGGGGTGGTTGGCGCGCTAGGCCGAAACGGTGGCTAAAAACATGAGGGTGCACAGGGCGGACTGGTCGCCAATGGGGTCGATGTCGTTGCTGTAGCCCTGCGGCACGAGCACGATGGCGGAGCCGCCGACTGTTGGGTCTGCCGCGAGGCGCTGCATGACGGCTTGGCCAAGAGCGTCTGATACCTCGTAGGCGGCCTGGTCTTTGGTGGCCTTGGCAAAGCATTCAATCGGAACGGTGACTTGCCATGCCAGGGGCTGGCCGCTGATGAGCTGGTCACTTACCTGCGCTGACGGCAGGCCGACGATGATGGCCGAGGCGTCTTGAATGGCGACCGCGCGAAACTTGGGGCGCTCAACCTTGGCGGCTACGGCGGGCGCTTGACGCAAAGCGGACGCGATGGCCTCGGCCAGCACCTCGAATTTGCTGGGTGGCTGAGCGCTCATGCAACCGCCAAGACCATGTGGACGCCGCCGGTGCCGTCGGGCTCGGCGCTGAGGACGTTATAGACCTGGGCGCCGACCATGCCCGCCACCAGGGGGTTGGCCTGGATGCGGATGGTGTCGCCCTGGGTGAGCGTTGGCATGTCGGCCGCCAGGGCTTTGGCCTGCGGGGCGTTGCTCTCGGCCATGCCGGCCATGGCGGCGCTGAAGGGGGAGCGGAACAGCACGTCAAACGTGCGGCCGTCGAACTCGGCGCGCGCGTTGGCCAGGCGCTTGAAGACGCTGGCATTGGCGCGTGCGATGGCGGCTGCGAAGGACATGGCCGGCGTACTGTTGTGCTGTTGCGCTGGAGGGTGCTGGATGGCTGGCGGCGGCTCAGGTGGCTACGGGCAGCGAGGATTCGAGCAACATGTCCACCGTGGCGGAGGGATTGGCCGCGGCGGCTACAGCAATGCCGACCTGCTGCTGGGCGGTGAGAGTTTTGTTGACGCACTTGTTGGTGGCGTCCCAAAACAGGCGGTCGCCCACGCTGATGGCCAGCGCGCTGGTTTTGGCGATGGTGACGACGCCTTCGGTGAGGAATTCACCGGGGACGCCGGACTTGACGTCGTTGGTGGCCACGCCAAACAGGGCGGCACCGAACAGGTAGCCCACGCCGGAGGCCACGTCTGCGGCGGGGGTGAGCGTGAGGATGTCGCCGGGTTGAACGAAGTTTTTCATGGTGCTGTGTCCTTGAAGGGGATGGGTTGCGGTGGATCAGGCGCCGGCGGACTTGATCAGGCCGCGGAAGTCGATGGCTTTGGCGGCGAAGTCCAGGCGGCAGCGGTAGGCGACGCCATCGACGTCGAGGTTGACTTCGCTTTCGATGACGGGGCCTTCGGCGCCGTCGAGGTAGCAGTATTCGACGGTGTCAACCTGCGAACTGTCGGCGGCCAGGTACCAGGCGGTGGCGCTGTTGGCGTCCAGGATGGGCTCAACCACCGGGGTGAGCGCGGTGCGCCCGCCTTGACGGAATTCGTTGATGTTGGTTTGCACGGCGGGCGTGTAGACGTTGCTGGTGAGCTGGTAGGCGGTTTGCTCCAGCGCGGCGGGCACCAGCAGGTAGGCGGGCGCGATGTTGAGCTCTTCGCTTTGAAAGCCCTTTTGCACGCGCATTTGGGTGCGGCCGGTGACCAGGGAGCTGAACTGCAGCGCGGAGCCGGCGCCGCTGAGCAGGTTGGCATGGCCGCCCGCGGTGGCGACAGCGGTGGCGTTGAACAGGTTGCCGGTGTCGGCCATGGCGGCGTTGGCGGTCAACTGCGCGTAGACGATGCGGTTTTCCAGCCGGCGGCTGGCGCCACCGAAGGCGCCGACCAGGCGGTCGAAGCCGCGCATGTCGTCGTTGACGATGCTTTGACGGGTGAAGGCGACTTTGCGAGCGTAGGTGAGGACCGAGTAGGTTTCAGCGCCGTCGCTCATGGAGCCGTACTTGACTTCGCCATGCTCGTTGACTTTGAGCAGGTCGGGCGCGCCGCCGAGTTGCACGACGGACATGGCTTTGAAGTCGGGCGCGTTGGTGGCGCGGCGGGCCCACATGGCGTAGGAGGGGTTGTTTTCCTGATACGCCTGGCGCAGGCGTTTGTTGGCGATGTTGGCCAGCAGGTTGGTGAAGTCGCTGGTGCCCAGCATGCCGGCCGAGCGGAAGGTGAGCATCCGGGTGGCCAGGCTCATGCGGTCGAGGCCGCGCACGTCTTGACCGCTGCGGCTCAGGAAATCGCGGCCAATTTCGAGCATGCTCATGCCACGGTATTGGCGGCCGTTGTCGGTGAGCGCGGCCTTGCTGTCAACGCGGTTGGTGAGGGCTTCTTCTATGCCGCGCATGCGGGTTTCGTGCTCGTCGGTGACGGTGCGGATTTGCGTGTTGTGGTGTCCGCCGCTGGCGGCGTCGCGCACGGCCAGCTCGTTGAGTACGGCGGCCTGGGCTTGCTCCAGGGTGGTGGCGGCGTTGCGGATGAAGCCGGCGGCCAGGTGGCCTACGTTGTGGCGGGTGCACAGCTCGGTGATGGCCGCAGCGCGGATGGTGGCATCGCTGCCGGCCTGGGCTGCTGCTGCCGCGGCTTGCGTGGCAGCGGCTGCGGCGGCGCCAGCATCGGGCTGGGCGCGGGTTTGGTCTTCAGCGGAGCCGGATTGGGCGCCGCCCTGCGTGGCTGCATTTGCTTGAGGCATGGTGGTTTCCTGTTGCTGGGGGTTGGGGGCGGCTGCCCGGGTGACGAATTGGCAGGGGCGGCCGTTGGCGGCTGCGTGGCGCTGCAGGGCGGGCGCGTCTGCGCCCTGCCCTGGCTGGCTGCGGGTTCCTGCGTTGGGGTCCGCAGGGACGGTAACGAAGCTGATTTCCTGCGGGGTCCAACGCACGGCGAGGTATAGGGGCAGGTTGATGCCGTCGGTGCGGTCTTGCGCGCGGGTGATCTCATACCGCTCGACGCTGTAGCCGAAGCTGATGTTGCGGATGATGCCGGCGGCAATGTCGGCAACGATGCCGGATTTTTCTTCGCGGGTTGAAAGACGCAGGCTGGCACGGCCTTCGCCATTGGCTACGCTGGCGGCGGTGGCGATGCCGAGGATGGCGTCCACACCGCCGTAGACCTGGTGGCCGTCGAGCACCTGGACGGCGCCGGCGTCGAAGCGGGTCATGTCTACGGCTTCGGGGGTGACGACGAGCTCTTCCTCAAAGACGGTGTCGTTCCAGTAGTCGTAGCGACGCACGCGGCTGCCGGTGGTCCAGACGACGTCTACGGTGTTGTCGGTGGCGTTGAAGCTGGCCGGGGCAATGGACGCTGCGCGGGTTTGAACCGGCATGTCATGCGTGGCTTCAAGGTCGCGGGTTTTTTGCGTGTTTGCTTGCGGCATGGCAGGCACTTTGCCTGCTGTGGTGTCTCAAATACAGGGATGAATTGAGACGATTTGCAGTGGGCTGCAAAATAGTTTTCAGAAGTCGCGCACGGGCATGTAACCGGGGGCCACCAGCTCGCGGCCATCGCTGATGTTGGCGATGCACTTGAGGCTGTAATTGGCCTCGACGTCATTGGCGGTGATGCGTTGCACGACCTGCTGGCCTGCTGGGTCTGGCGTGAAGGTGTCGCCTGACACAATGCCGATTTGGCAACTGCCGGTGGCCATGGCTTGGGCGCTGGCGTCGTCTGCGCCATCGAGCCAGCGCAGCAGCACCTGGGCGCTTTGGATGGTTTCGCCGGGGAGCAACTTATCGGAAAAGTCGAAGACGACGTCGTCAACTTCGTTGATGTCGAAAGCGTCGATGTTGATGGCTTGGCGTGTCATGGCTTGATGGTCCGGTTGACGCCGCCTGCTTGGATGCGCCGGGTGCGGCTGGGGTGGAGGGTGAGCGGGATGAAGCTGCCGCTGGCGCCCCCGGCGGCCTGGTCGCCCCCCTCCGTGGCATTGCCGCCGACCGAGACCACAGGCACCGGCCCGGACGCGCCGCCACCGGCGCTGTCGTCCCCTTCGGTGGCATTGCCCCCCACCACGGCCGCCACGGCGCCGATGGTGAGCGGGATGGTGACGAAGGAACCGAAGTCGATACCATCCACCTGCGGCTGCACGTCGAAGCTGTTGGTGCTGTTGAGCGGCGCGCCGGTGTAATCGAACGCGCCGTTTTCTTGCACCACCAGCGTGCCGGCGGCGGGCATGCGGATAACGCGGCCACGAAACTCTTTGGCCTCGTCGCCGGGTTGCACCCAGGCGGCCATGTAGCTGGGGCCGTTTTCGCCGTCGGTGGGGATCTGGTCGCCGCGCACGCCCAGGGTGCCCAGGCCATAGTGCGTGCCGGTCATGCCGTCGGGGCCGGCGCCGTAAGCGGTGCTCATGTTGCGGTGACGATGCGGCTGAAGCGCTTGCTGCCGTCGGTGTTGAAGCCGGTCACCAGGTAGCTGACACCTTGCAAATACGCGGTGCTTTGCAGCACCAGGTCGGCGGTGGTGGCATCGGTGGTTTGGTTGGCGAGCATGGTGATGTGCGCCGGCGGGCTGATGCAGGTGACGATGACGTTGTTGATGAGTTCGCTGGTGAGCAGGCTGGCGTTTCCCCAGTTCTTCAGGGCCGGAATGGTGAGCGTGCCCACATAAGGCGCGGCGCCGCCGCTTGCGGTGTCGTCGCCCTCTTGCGCGTTGCCGCCCACGGTGACGTTACCGACCAGGGCGCCGCCGGCGGCGGTGTCGTCAGCCTCGGTGGCGTTGCCGCCTACGGTGGTGGGCAGGCCGGGGGTGGCGCCGCCGCTTGCGGTGTCGTCGGCTTCGGTGGCGTTGCCTCCTACGCTGGTGACCACCACCACATACTCAATACCCCCACCCGTAGGCGTGGCCGCACGGGTGTTGCCCATCGCGTCCAGCGTCAGCAACGCATGCGTGATGCCGGCCACCAGCGAATTGCCGGCCTCGGGCCGCAGGTTGATGGTGCCGGTGAGGCTGGTGAACTGCGCCGCGGCGCTGAGGCTGGTGACGTTGGCGCTGCCGGGGAAGGTGGCCTGGTCGGTGAAATTGTGGCCGCTGTTGCCGGTGTCTATGCGCGCGGTGTTGGTGCCGGCAAAACCGAAGATGGCGTTGTCGATGACCTGCAGCAGGGCGCTGTAGGTGCCGGTGTTCCAATTGCCGGTGCTGCCGTTGACGGCCACCATCGTGTTGCCAATGAGCTTGGGCGCGTAGGCCGAGTCCTCAATGTTGAAGGGCACCACATTGGCGGTGTTGGTGGTGACGAACAGGTTGTTGTAGATGCTGATGCCCAGCCCGACATAACGGAAATCGAGCCACATCTGGTGGGTGTTGTCGGCGGCGAACACGCAAAACGCGATGTGCGAGTTTTGCGCGGAGCTGATGAAGTTGATGCAGCCGTAGTCTTGGCTGTTGCTGTGGCCGCCCTTGAACTGGATACCCTCCACGCTCACCTTGTCTTGCAAGTTGAAGATGGCCTTGGTGAAGGGCGCGGCCTCTATGGCTACGCCCTTGGTGTTGTCGTAACCAGCGGTGGGCGTGGCGGCCTCGTACCAGGCGGCGCCGGCCTCGGGCTTGATGATGACCTGGCCGGTGCCGTTGATGGTTTTGGACGATGAGCAGTCGAGCCCGTCCGTGTACAGGCCGGCCTTGAGGGTGATGATGTGTGTGTCGCCGGTGGCGATGGTGCTGGGTATGGCGGCCCAGGCAAGCTGCACGGTGGTGTAGGTGCGCCCCGCAGCGCCAACGTCATAGGTGGTGATGGTCATGGCGCGAGCCTGAAAAAGACGGCCGCCTGGCGGTAGTCAGAATGCAAAACGACGCCATAGGGGTCGTACACGACGCGCAGGCGGCTGATGATGCCGCCATTCGGATCAGTGAGCGAATAGTCGTCAGGCGGGGTAACTCCACCTGTGCCCGCATAGAAGCTCCACACCCAGTTGTCACCGCCGGCGGCGGGGTTGGCGCCCGGCGTCAAGACGTAGAGCTTGGTGCCGGTGCGATCCCACGCGTAGTGGCACTTGGCCAGCTTGTCGTAGTCGAGCGAGTACCCCCCGCCGGATGGCCCTGTGCCGGTGACGGTTGGCGCGTAAGGCGCAGCGGCCAAATTGCCGCCTTGCAACACCACCACCTGGCCGCTTGCGCCCAGTTGCACCAACAGGTTGTTGAGCGAGTCGAAAGAGGCTTTGCCGTTGCTCGCCCAGGTGGAGTTGTTGCAGGCGTGGCTGCTCCAGGTTTCGGCCACTTCATCCCACCGGGCAAAGCTGCCGGTGCCGGCGGTAACCATGTAGGCGGCTTTGCGCACGGGGTCATAGCCGCTTTGCGCGTTGTAGCCGACGCCTGCGCTGGGGAAGCCGGTGTCAATAGCCGCCCACGGATTGCCGGTGGCAGGGTTGGTGGCGCAGTTGAATATGTCGGCTGCAGCCAAGCTGCCGCCACCGCTGGCTATGCCTTGGCAGCCCATGAAGATAATCTTGTTGGCAGTCTCCAGGTACTGCATGGTGTCGTAGGTATGCTTGGCCACCACATAGCCGTTGCCATCGCGCGCGACATTGAGCGGCGCCGGTATCGTCGGGTTCATGATGCGGAAAGGCTGGGGCGAATCGGTCTTGAGGCTGCCCAGACCGTACATGTCGTTGCCGGACCAATCGGTATGGCCCGCGCCCTGCCACACGATGATGGTGCCCGGGTGGAAGTTGCCCGCGTAGTCGTACATTCCTTGCAGCGCGATGGCCATGCCCGACCATTTTTGGAAGTTCATCAGCCAGTTGCCGGCGCCGCCTGGGCTGGTTCCGGCCCAACCCACGCCTGACCAGGCGGTGGGGTTGCTGTTGGGGATGGTGCCCCAGGTAAAGCGGGTGGTGGAGGCTACCCAGGTGGGCATGTAGGGCCCATCGGCGCCACCGCTAGCCGCGTCGTTGGCCTCGGTCGCATTGCCGCCCACAGTGACCGCCCAGCCAGGCGTGGCGCCGCCGCTGGCCGCATCAGACCCCTCCACCGCGTCGCCACCCACCCGCCCGCCGGGGTAATACCCGGCGTGGATGGACACCGGGCCGTGATAGGCGGTGCTTTGAGCGATGGGCATGGCGGCGCCGCGCTGGCTTGAGGGTCAGGGGTTGCCGGCGGTGAGGGTCATGCCAACAACGCTGATGTTTTGGCCGTTGACGATGGGGTTGGGAAAGGTCCAGCAGGGTGCGCTGCCGCAGACCGTCATGCGCAACTGCACGGTGCCGCCGCTGTTGGTGACGTCGATAAAGGTGGGCGTGCCGGCAACGTGGCTGGTGTTGGTCTGGGTCGGGCTGGTGTCAAAAGTCAACACGCCACCGGATGCCGTGCCTATGGGGCCTGATGGGTAGCTGAGCGTGGCCAGCAGCGTGCAGCCGGTGGCGGATGAGACGCCGCTGGGCACGGTGCAGCCGTTGTAAAACAGCAGCTTGCCGCCGGTGCCGCCCGCGCCGGTAATGACGTTGGTCATGTCCGCTGTGCGCAGGGTGGTGGCGTAGCTGAGCGTGGCGTGCGCCGGCGTGGAGGCGATGACGCTGACCGCGCCGATGGCGGCGGGGATGGCCACAGGCGCGATGCTGGAAACCACAGGCGCGGCGCTGACGGCCACGGCCTGGATGGCGGTGGGCACGCTGCTGGCCAGGCTGAGGACGGCCAGCGCGGCCGCGGCGAGGATGCCTGAAATTTGCCGGCGCAGGGTGGTGAATGGTTTCATGGTGGTGGATCTCCGGTGGGTGGTAACGGTTACGGGGTGGCGGGTTTGGTCTTGGAGGCTGTGGCGGGTTGTGTCGGCATGTTTCCGCGCTGCATGAAGAGCATGATTTCGAGGATTCCGAGGTCTTTGAGAGCGTTGAAATCGCTGGCCAATTCTTTGAAAACAGTGGCGGGGTTGTAGCCGCGTTGGCGCAGCTTTTCGCTGATGCTGCATAGGCCTGCGCCAACTTCTTTGAGGTCGGCGTCCACGTCTTGCTCGGGGTTGACGTATTCCCACTTGGGCGGGCTAAATTCGACGCTGTAGTCGCGCGCACGGATTTTTCCGGCCAGCACGGCGCCATCAACCGCGGCGCGATGGATGCGGTCGAGCATTTTGGGGATGAGCAGCAACCATTGTTGTTGCTCTATGTCGCGTTTGAAGTCCATTCGGCGCACGCGGGCGCTGCTGAAGTTGACTTCGCTCATGTCGCCGGTGAGCATTTCGTAGGTGACGCCCATGCCGGCGGCGATGATGTGCATTTGGTACTTGACGTACTCAACGTAGCCGCCGGCGGGCTTGGGCTCGACAACGGTCAGATCCAGGCCCGGGGGAACCTGGATGATGTTGCCGCTGCTGAGCTCGCCCAGGTTGCCGTCGCGGGCGGCGGAGCCATCCACGGAGTCTCCGCCTTGGGGCGGGTTGGCCATCTGGCTCAGGTCGCCGGTGCCCAGTACGCTGAGGCGGGTTTCAAGGTTTTTGCGGGCGAGCTCGGCATCCTCGTAAAGTTGCAGGTCGCGCACACGGGGGATAACGGAGGCCAGGCGGGTGAAGCCTCTACCCTGCCCCGGCCGGTCTGCCGCGAAGAGGTGGATGATGTAGTCGGCGGAGACTCGGCGGCTGGTGCCTTTGAAGGTGATGAGGCTGGCCAGGCCGTTCATGTCGCCTGGGTGCTGGTCCCACAACCAGTAGGCGGAGACGGCGCCCAGGGCGTCGTATTCGATACCGTTGATGATTTGGTTGTTGCCGTTGGTGCCTGTGCGCGTGGTGTCGAGCCAATCTATTTCGAGCAACTGGAGTTGCAGTGGGATGGGCAGGCTGTCGGTGAGCAGGCGGGGGCGCAGGCGGATGATGACTTCGCCATCGACCTCCAGGGCGCGTTCGGCGGCGGCTTGCATGCCAAAGTAGTCCAGCCGGCCGTCGGCATCACAAACCTTGTACCACTCGGTCAGCAGTTCGTTGAGTTTGTCGGCCTCTTTGCCGGTGGCGCGGGGGATGATGCCGGTGCCGACGACGTAGGAGACTCGGGCCTCTATGCCTGCGTTGATGTAGGGTACGTTTTGCTTGAGGGCACGGGCTTTGATGCGCAGGGTGTGCGCGTCGGCGCGGTGGTCGGCATTGGCGCTGGCGCCGCCGCGGCGGGGGCGCCATGAGTCGCGCGGGCTGGCGGCCTCGTAGGCGCGGGCGAGCTGCTGGCGGGCGAAGTGGCGGCTCAGGCCTTTGGCGGGGTTGATGTAACCGACAATGCGGTCAACGATGTTGGGCATGTGCGGCGCGCCTGGTGGTGCTCAGTCGCCGCGCGACGTGCTGAAGCTGAAGCGGTAGGCGCCAGTGCGCCGAGCGGGTGAGCCAGCGCCGCCGCTGGCGATGACGGTGGCGACGTGGGCGCGAGCCTCTTTTAGCTCGGCAACGGATCGGTAGATGACAAGTTTGCCGTCGAACTCGACTTTGAGTTCTGACATGGCGATTGCCGCGTCAAGGTTGTCGAGGTCTGCTTGGGAGAGTGCCATTGTGCGGGCATGGTGCCCGCTTGGCTGTCTCAAATACAGGGGGGATTTGAGACTGAATTTATTGGCGCTTGACAATCCATGGTCTATTTGCCTTCCTGTTTGAGCTTGCGGTACACAGTGGCACGGCTGGTGCCTATGCGCCGGGCCACTTCGCTGGCGTTGCGGCCGTTGAATAGGCGCAGTATTTCGGTGGTTTGCGCGTCGCGCTTGGCTTTGTGGCCGCTGCGCACCCAGGCTTCTTCGCCGCCGAATTCATCGCGCAAGCGCTGTTTGGCCTTGGCTACGTCAGCTTCGCTCGTGACGGCCTGGCGAAAGCCGGGGCATTCGGAAAATAGGTAGTCGAATACACGATCCACCAGGTCGGGCTTGATGGCGGGCGGCGTGGTGGCTGGTTTCAGTTTATGGGCGGCGGACATGGTGGCTACCAGTTGCGAGGGGCACGGGCTTGGGCGGACTTGGGGGTGGTAGTCCAGGGTTTTGGTTGGGCCTGGGGGATGTCGGTGGCTGGCGGTGACGGCTGGACGTCCGGTAGCGCGAACAGGTCGCCATTGGCGGGCTGGATGGCTTGCTCGATTGCCGTCCACCGGGCGTCTTTGTAGCTGTGCAGGCCTATGCTGTAGGCGGCGTGCAGGGCGTAGTTGCGGCAGTCGAGCACTTCGTTGCGGGGTCGGCGTTTGACCCATTTGTAGGACTCGCGGCCGGCAGTTTTGACGATGATGCGTTGCTCGGCGGTGAGCTGATCAAACCACTCTTTTTGCAAATCGGCGCTGAAGTGGATGTAGCCAGGGCCTGGCTTGCTGATTTGCAACTGGCCCAAGAGTAGATCCTTGGCGGTGTCCACGCCGACTAGCCACAGCTTGATACCGTTTTGCCACTTGCGGCCACGGTAGTCAACGACCTGAGGGCTCGCGCTGCAGAGGACGGGCTTATTTTCTTCGCTGCTGCCTTTGATTGCGCGCAGGGTGGGCAGGTGGGCGGATTTGTTGCGCACCCAGTTGTAGACGGCCTGGGTTTGGTCGCTGGAGTCGATGCTGATGGCGCTGAGGCCGAGGGTGCCGGGATGGTTCTGCTGGGGGTAGCGGCGCTGGAGGTAGGTGTAGACCTGGTCCCAGTCTTGATCGCTGGCGGGGTTTCCTTCGATGATGGCATGGTCTATGACCCAGCTTTCCATGCCGCGGCCCCAGGCCCAGACGGTGATTTCCCAGCGGTTGCGCTGCAGGTCGATGCCGGCAGTGAGCACCAGGCCGCCGGTGGGGACGACGCCGAGGGGGTAGGCTTCGGCGCGCTGCATGAGGACGTGCTCTTCGGTGCGTTCGCCAGTGACTTCCCACACTTCGCCGAGGGTTTCGTTGACGAAGAGTTGCATGGGCCCGGCATCGCCTTTGGCGAGGGCATCGCATGCCTCTAAAAACTCTTTGATGATGCTGGGCCAGGTGCGCTGCGGGCTGTAGGCTGACCAGATGTGCACACCAAGGGTGGCGGGGGGGGCGGCAGGGCTCGCCTGCGGCGATGCGCCAGGTGCGGTCTGGCCCGTAGCGCTTGCCGGTTTTCTCGCATACCCAGGTGCCGGACTGCGGCTTGCCGCCGCGCAGGTAGTCGGCTTGCGTGGTGGCGCCGTGGCAGTGGGGGCAGATGTGGCGGACGGTGCTGGGGTCGCGGCCGTCCCACTTGAAACCGTAGGCCTGTTCTTTGCCGCCCCACATCAAGGGGTGTTCGACGCCGCACAGGCGGCACTCGATTTGGAAGCGCACCATGCCTTCGGCGTTTTCGCAGGCGCGGTCTACGTGGTCGAGGCCCTTGATTTTTGGGGTACTTCCGCCTATGAACTTGGGGTATGGCGCGCCTTCGAGGCGGCCTTTGGCGAGGCCGCCGGGGTCGCCGGATTTTTCGACCAGTTGGTCGAAGGCGGACCATTCGTCGAGGATGGACAGGGCGACGGTGATGCGGCGAAAGGCGCGCGCGGCCTTGCCGCCGAGGAAGTGGGCCACGCAGTCACGGAATTGCTTGAGTTTTAGGGTGTCTTCGGAAGAGCCGCCGAGTTTGCGGGCCTTTCGGACGGCTTCGATGCCGGTTTCCGGGTCGAGCACGGGGTCGAGTTCGGACTTGACGTAGCTGTCGCGGTCATCATCTGTGGGCTGCCAGAGGGCCAGCTTTCGGCGCAGATGGGCGATGTAGTAGGCCACGCAGGCGGTGATCATCTTGGTGTATGCCAGGGGCCAGGTGCTGGGTGGGACCGCTGCGCAACTTGCCATAGGCGACGAAGTAGACGACACCGTTGATGGTCTTGAAGCCATTGGCATTTACTCCTGCCTTGGCCAGCTTTGCCTTGCGCTTGTCGGTCATGTTGGCTTTGTAGCCCTGCTCGCCGAAGGCCTGAAAGTAGCTGATGAGTTGCACCAGGAAGCTACCCTTGATGTTGCCGTACTGATCGAGTGGGCAGGCTTCGCCCGGCACGACGCTGTAGCCCACCGGCAAGATGCCAACGCGCTGCAGGGCACGCTCTGAGCCCTTGAGGTGGCGGGAACCGCCGAATATCTCGGCCTGCAGCACCTTGTCCGGATCGACACCCTTGCCGCCCTGGTATGCCAAATCTATGCGTGCTTCGAGTGTTTCGGGCGTAGCGGGCGTCACACGCGGGCTGCGGCGGATGTAGGGCGTTACGCGGTCGAACTTCGCATCCATCTCGGCTTGCAGGTTGGCGCGGGATTTGAAGCCGACATCGTTGAGGGCTTGGGCGCCTGCGAACCTTGCCTGCTTGGCGTTGCCGTTCAGCGCGGCTTGCAACGGCTTGATGTCAACGGTGATGGCGAGTTGCACCATGGCTATGCCGCCTGCGCTTCGCGCTCACGCAGCCTGGGGTAGCGTGCGTCGTATGCCAGCTCCACGCGCTGGCGGTAGGCGGAGAATGGCTCGCCCTTGCCCGCGTTGAACGCGGCCTCAGCCCACGGCGGAAAACCAAGATGCCTAGCCGTGGCCTTGATACCGCTCGCCGAGTTGCGCCAACGCCATGGTGGCCGCGTGCTGCGTGGTGCTGGTGACGGCTGTTCGGGATTTGGCGGTTTGGCGGTTTGGCTTCGGGCTTTGGGCTTTGGGTTTGAAAGTTTTCCACAATCCCCCGTGTCAACGGGGGATATAGGGGGTATTAAACTGATGGTTCCATGATGTTCGGGTGACATAGCTATGTCACCCCCCTTGCCCGTGGTGTCACCCCCTGTTGATAACTTATCCACAGAAATATATGAGTTATGCACAACATTTCCAGAGGTGTTTTGCGGGCTAGGGGGGTGACAATTTGTCACCCCTTGACAATCACCGTCTCCGGCAATCCATGCCGGGTTGATGGCGTATTGGTTGCTGCGCCCTGCCTTCGCGCTGACGAGCAACAGCCAGCCGCTGGCGACCATGGCTTTGAGCTGGCGCTGCACGTTGCGCTCGCTCTGCAGCGTCTTGTGCGCGAGCGTGGCCACGCTGGGCCAGATGCGCGTGCCATCGTCCGCTGCGTTGTCGGCCAGCGCCAGGGCCAGAACGCGTTCATTACCGCCTTTGGGGTAGCGGTCAAACACCAGTGTCATCAACTTGATGCTCATGCCTGCATGCTCTCCAGATCGCGGCGCAGCAGCTCGGCTTTTGACGTTTGCTTGCGCTCCCGGGTGGGCAGGCCGGACAGGCGGCGCGCGGCGCGCTGGCGGTGCACGTTCCACATGATGCTGCGTGCGCCGGTGTTCCAGTTGAACGGGCTGTCGGCGGCACCGCGCTGGCTGCGTGAACCGCTATGCATGGCCGCCCTCCCCTTTTTTTCCTGCGCGATTACGGGCGGCGAGCGACAGGGCCAGCGCCTGCAGGCTGGCGAGCATTTCGCCATTGGCGCGCTCGAAGGCGCGGAGCTCGTTGTCGGTGATATGGCCGTCGGCCAGACCGTGCATGGTGGTTTGCAGCAGCTCCGCGAATTCTTGCGAGGCCATGGCGACGCCGCGCAGGCATTCGTCGTTTCCCAGGTCCAGCGCGGGGGGTAGCGGCACCACCATGCAGGCGCAGTTGGCGGCGAAGGCGTTGAGCGCACCCAGCGCGCCGGGGGTGGCGGTTTGCTGCGCGAGCTGGGTGATATCGCATGCATCCTCCAGACCCAGCTTGAATTGCGCATGGCCAGAGAGCTCGTGGCGCAGCGTGTCGGGCGACTTGCCCAGCCGCTGCGCCAGCGCCTCGATGCCGCCGGGGTAGGCGCGCGCGGTGATGCGTGTTGCGTCAAGAAGGTTCATTGTTCTATCCTTTTTTGAGGGCTGTTGCCATTGGCGGCGCGGGCTGGGCCGCCTACAGTGCGGCCATGCCCACAGATAAAAACCCCCGCCGCACCCACGCGCAAACGCCGATTGCTTGCCTGCGTCCGGCGACGGCCCAGGGAGGTAGGCCGATGGCTGCTCACTGCGCGTGGGTTGCCGCGACTGGGCGGCGGCGGGGAAATGGGTGGGCGGCCCTTCCGATTTACGATGGGAGCTCCTACACAACCATCAACGGAAGGACTGACCATGAACAGTACGAAGTTTGGCAAGGCGAAGCAGGCATTCGATGCAGCAGCATCGGAGGCTGGAGCCAATGGCCAGCCGGCATTGAAAGACCTAGCCGATGGACTGTCGCACCTCACCGCCGCCCTGGCCGACCAATTGGCGCAGATGGCAAAGGAACAAAAGGCGATGTCCAGCAAGGTCGACAAGATTTACTCCAACGTCAGGTAGCTGCGCCGAGTTTGGCCAAGCCGGCATTGAAGGCCTCGGCCCAACCTTCGGCAAATTCCTTCATTGCAGCCGCAGTGGGCGCGCTCTCGTCCGGCCGTGAGCCGGAATAATCACGCAGCGCATCTGCGAGCGCTTCCAGTTTGCTCAGGTCAATGGCGACCGTGGTTGAGGGCGCGTTGTTTTCAGACATGCTGCATTCCTTGGGGGGTGGGTTGTTGAGACGGCGGCGGGGATGTGGGGGCCAGCTCGGGCCAATAAAAGGCATAGTTGTTGGGCCAGCGCGCGCGGCGCGAAAAGCGGCCTTCGGACCTGATTTCGATTTGGGCTGCGAGCTCACGCAGGCGACCCTCGGGGATACCATCGGTGCGCCACTTGTGCACGCTGGGCGGCTTGATTCCCAGCATGCGCGCCACGACAGTGGTTCCGTCAAGTAGGTCGATGATTTCCGAATCGGTCATTGCTGCATTATTAGCGACAACTAATTTTTCTGCAAGCATGCGCGCACAAACAAGCCGCAACTAATCAAACAATGGTTAGCCTAAGCTAATGAGTACACTTGCGGACCGCATAAAAGAGCGCATGAAGGCCATGGGCCTGAACAACGTCGAGCTCGCCCGGGCCGCAAAGGTCAAGCCGCCAACATCCTATAACTGGGGCTCCGGCAAGACCAAGGCCATAAAGGGCGAGCCGCTGCTGCGCGCCGCCACTGCATTGGGCGTCACACCCGAATGGCTCTCGTCTGGCGTTGGCAAGAAATTCCCCGCACCCGTAAGCATATTCAGCAACTCCGAATCAGCCAACCGGGTGGCGGAGCCGACGGCTACCTATGGCTGGCCATTTAAGATGGTTCCACCTTCAACCTGGGACTTGCTGAATGATGACGAAAAAAGCATCATTGAGAAAACGATATTGATGTCTGTGAAGAACCGAGGCCACCCACCAAACCACAGAGCGCCCGCGAAAAGCACTGCAGGCATATGATCAAATGGAGTTAAATTTTGTGCCTGTTTACTGTTTTGAGACCTTCAAAAACAGCCGGGCGAAAGTCGCTTGGGAACATTGAAATCACATAAAAATAAGGGAGCAACAATGTACAAAATAACGATCTCAGTGGAAGGATATTCGACACACACTCACCGGAGGAAACATGGGCCTTGAGAAAAAAATAACCACGGCCGCGATTGCGGCCGTGGCTTGCATGGAAGCTATTAGCCAAGTCACCGATCCTATATTGGCTCTGCCATTTGGCAAAAAATTGGATCGGGAAATTTTGGAGTGCCGAGGGGCCCTGGCGCCTCCGGATTATTGCTCGCTACTGAAACCCGTTAATCCCTCGATCTCTATCGGAACTTTTGTATTGAAACGCCCAGTCGCGGGAGCACTCATTCCATTACCAAGCTGGATGGAAGATATCGTCACTATTGAAATTGATGATAACGGGATATTGGATTCGATTCACGCAACCACCATCGGGCCAAGTGGTCAAGAAAGAGTTATAGAAGCCGTGGCGGCACGCTTTGGACCACCAACCAGACGAGAAACCCGCGAGGCCCGGAACGCTTCTGGTGGAACATGGAATGTAATTTTAGCCACATGGTCCACCCCGGATTTAACAATACGGCACGACTGTTTAAAGATTACAGAGTGCTATCTTTTCATCGACACCCCTGCCGCCATCGCACGGCAAAAAGACCGGATCGACAAGCGCAAAATGGCAGACAAGCTTTAAAAATATTAGTTGCGGCTATTGACACGATAATTAGTTACGGCTAATAATTCACCCCATCCCACCCAAATTGCAGGTGGGCATGGAGTGAAAAGTGCCAACAACCGCCCCCCAGGCCGCCCAAGCAACGGCCGCCACCCCACCCACACGCGGTCAGCATCTGCCCGAGCTGGCCGCCACCTACATCGGCATCTCCGATGATTGCGCCAGCGGCCCAGCCTGCCACCTGGTGATGTTGGACGTGCAAGCGCCTTGCGCCGTGATGACGTGGGCTAAAGCCATGGCCTGGGCAGAAAGCCTGGGCAATGGCGCGCGACTGCCTACGCAGGCAGAAGCCATGCTGGCTCACGCCAACCTGGGCGACTGCCTGGGCAGCGGGTACTACTGGACCAGCACGCAGTTCTCTCGCTTCGGCGCCTTCGTGCAGGACTTCGAGTACGGCATCTCGGCCTGGTACGGCAAGGACTACGAGCATCGGGTGCGTGCCTTCCGCGGATTGCCACTTGAACACTTCAACACTTCAACGCCTGCTCAGGTGGTTGCGGATGCAGATGCGGCACCTGGTGGCGCCGAAGGCGCCGGCGCGAATTTTTTGGCTTCTGCCGGGGTGGCTGCATGAAGGCCGCTATCCCCGCCCCCGGCCAGCATCTCCCCGAGTTGGCTGCAACCTACATCGGCATAGCCGCCGACACTGACGGCGGGACGGCGCGGCACGTCATCATGCTGGATGCATTGCCGCCCACGCCCAGCATGACCTGGGCCAAGGGCGTGAAATGGGCTGCCAGCTTGGGCAACGGGGCGCGGCTGGCCACGCGGCACGAAATGTCGCTGGCGTTTTCCAATGCCAAGATCATGTTTGAGCCGCAGTGGTATTGGACGGGCACGCAGAGCTCTCGCAACGTCGCCTTCGTGCAGGGCTTCGAGGGCGGCGGCGCGTACTGGAGCTTCAAGGACGACGAGCGTCGGGTGCGTGCCTTCCGTGGATTGCCACTTGAACACTTCAACACTTCAACGCCTGCTCAGGTGGTTGCGGATGCAGATGCGGCACCTGGTGGCGCCGAAGGCGCCGGCGCGAATTTTTTGGCGTCTGCCGGGGTGGCCGCATGAAGGCCGCGCCAACCCCTAATAGCGCCAGAGCCAACACCCGCGCGAGCACCCGCCCGGCTGCGGCTCATGGGTTTGAGGACTTGTACGTCGCGCTGGGGCGGCCGCGTTGGTTTTGGCCGGCGGCCTACATGCTACTGTCGGCAGTGTGTTGCCTGGCGCTTGCGCTGGGCGGATGCAGCGTGCCGGACCATTCTAGCGACCGGGCGCGCGCCGCGCAACTGGAGGCCACGCTCAAAAGCACCCTGGAGCAGAGCGATCTGGAGCGGGCGGCCTACGCGGCCTGCGGCCCCAATTCGGCCATTCGAATATTGATGCCCACCACGGCGCAATGCACCGACAAGCACGGCGGCAGCAAGCGCGTGGTGGAGGTGCGGCCGTGAATGCAATCGACAACAACAACAACGACGATGATGACCTGCCCGTGTGGTTCGCGGATAACGACGAGCGCGGCATCTGGGAGCACGCGGCGTATTTGCTGTCGCTTCTGGCTGTGGCCGTGCTCAGCATCGCTACCACGCTGGGTATTGCCATGTGGGTCAAGGGCGCCTGGGGCGATGCGCTGGTGCGCGCCTTCTGGGCGGCTGTGGCGCACTTTGTTTGAGCGGGAGGCCATGTCCACCAGCACGTTGCGCATCAACCCCGCCGACCTACCGCCGGTGACGCAGGCGCACCAGCGAGAGGCGTACGAGCGCATGGCACTGCGCAACCGCGAGTTGGCGGCGCTGAGCTTTACGGCGGCCATGACCAAGCCCAGCGCGCGGCTGGCCATTGAGCTGCTGGCCCGCAAGATCCGCACCGATGAATTCAAGGCCACGCAGGCGCGCACGGTGCGGCACGTGAAGCGCGTGGTGCTGGGCGTGGATGGCCACCCGATTGACTGGAAAACGCAGTGCGTTCCGGGGCCGCTGGTGGCTCGCACGCAGGATGAATTGATTGATGACCAATCAACCACGGAGCACAACTCAAAGTGAAAGCCTTCGCCCTTTTTCTCCATGACCTCAACGATGGTCAAACACACGCCGGCCTGACGGCTGACCTGGCCGAACTGCTGCAAACGGTGAAGAACACCGGACGCGCTGGTTCCATGACGCTGAAGATCAAGATTGCGCCGGCCAGCAAGGGCGGCAGTGAGGTGGACAAGATCACCGTCAACGCCGACCGCAAGCTGGAGCTTCCGAAGCCAGAGCAGCCCAGCGACTTTTTTTGGCTCACCGACGAGGCCGAAACATCGCGCCAGCACCCGCGCCAGCATTCGCTGGACCTGCGCGATGCACACAATACCGGCGCACCCGCTGCGTCGGCATTTTCCAAACCAGACGCCGATGGCGTCGTCCAACCGCTGAAGGAAGTCAAATAATGGGCACACCCGACAACAACACGCGCACGCAAGCCATCGTGGCCGGCTGCGACGGCGACACCGCCAAACTGGTGGCCAGCCTGGGCGCTGCCGCGCTCGAACCCAAAGAGGTGGGCGACACCTGGCACCTGCTGGTACCACCCAATTTCACACACCGTGAAATCACCGATGCCATTGAAAAGGCTAAAGGCACCCCCAACCGCAAGCGCGGCGCCGTGAAGCTGAAAGATATTCCCAGCCTGCTGGCCTATTGCAAAGACCAGGCTTATGCAGCCAATGGCTACATCTACGCCGACCCCGATACACGGACCATTACCGCCGTGTTCAACGACCAGCGCGCGGCGGACACCCCCGGCTGGCGCGACCACCGCGCCGAATTCACGGCCGAGTACACGCCCGAGTTTTCCCGCTGGCTGCGCGCCAATGGCCAGCAAATGGACCAGACCGCATTTGCTGAGTTCATTGAAGACAACATGGCCGACATACCTGAGCCATTCGCCCAGGCGCTGCTGGAGGTGGCGACCACCATCCAGGCCACTAGCGGCATCAGCTTCAGCAGCGCCAAGCGGCTGCAGGATGGGCAGACGCAACTCAGCTACGTCGAGAACATCGACGCCAAGGCTGGCACCGGCGGCGCGGTGCAGATCCCCAAGGAATTTGCGCTGGGCCTGCGCATCTTCAAGAACGGCGACGGCTACAAGCTGAAGGCGCGGCTGAAATATAGGCTATCTGGCGGATCGGTGAAATTCTGGTATGAGCTGGACCGCCCTGAAAAGTCGGTGGAAGATGCTTTTGCAGGCTATGTGTCCAACGTACGCGAAGCCAGCGGATACACGGTGCTGATTGGAACGCCGTGAGCGAGCCCGTCATCTCCATCATGAAAATTGTGCTGGAAGCTCAGGCCGCCGCCAAGCGCTATGCCAGCGTGAACGACGCTTGCCCATACCCCTTTGGCTCGGACGCGGCGCACGCCTTCAAGGCGGCGTTTCTGGGCGCGCGCAAGGAGTATGAGGCCAAGTGCAGGCAACAGGGTGCTGTGGCATGAGCCAGAGCCGCATCAGCAGCCTGATTGAGGCCGTCATCAACGTGGCCATTGGCTTTGTGGTCAGCCTGGGGCTGACGGCGGTGGTGCTGCCGGCCTACGGGCACGCGGTGACGTTGGGGCAAAACCTGCAGATTACCTGCATTTTTACGGTGAGCAGCATTTTGCGCAGCTACTGCGTTCGCCGATGGTTCAACGCGCGCATTCACCAGGCCGCGCAGCGGCTGGCGGGCAACTGACATGGGCAGCAAGCACATTTACGCACCGCGCGCTGGACGCCTCAGCGTCAAGGTAGTGCACTACCTGCGGCTGTACCCCATGGCCGTGCTGGACGCCGCCAGTATGGCTGACCTGTTTGGCGTGACCGACTTGAGCCGCATAAGCGCGCAATTGCGCTGGGCTTGCAAAGCCAAATGGCTGGTGCGCGAGCGGCGCCAGTCTGTTGGCTTTGTTTTCAAGGCAGGCCCGGCGCTCCAGGCGCTGCCGCCATTGACGGTGACTGTGCCGGCCCAATTGATCACCCAAGCGCTTGAAGACATTCGCCAAGGCGCCTGGCGCGAAGAGACGAAATGGGCGCTGAAGGCGGCGCTTTACGACATGCCACGGGCCGATGCGGCTTGAGGCGCTTTTTTCAACCACCACCCATCGGGCACACCATGCAAACCCACATCCACTTCAAAAACGCAACCATTCACATCGCCAGCCTGGCCGGGCTTGAACAGGGACTGCCGGGGTTTACCGGCCTGACAGTGCGCGGCGAGAGCACGGCGGACGAGAGCAGCTTGCGGGCCGCCAGCTTCGCCGCCAAAAATGCCTTGGCGGAGCCGCCGGCGCCGGGTGAATACTGGCCCGGCCAGGGCGGGCTCTACCTCTGCACGCTGCCCGCGCTGTTTGGCATGCCAGCGCGCCACCTGGTGACGGGCGAAGGTGAAACAACCGCCAAGTGGGGTATTTACGACCACGACACCGACGCCAAAAGCCACACTGACGGGCCCGCCAACACCGCCGCGCTGGTGGCACTGGGCACCAAGTTTGCCGCCGCGCAGTGGGCCAGGGCTTACACGGCGGATGGGCACACCGACTTTTATTTGCCTTCTCGCATGGACTGGCTGTATGCCTATTTGAGCGCGCCGCAACTGTTCAGCAAAGAAGGTTGGTATTGGAGCAGCACGCAGGTCTCTCGCGGCAACGCCTTCGTGCAGGACTTCGAGTACGGCTGCTCGGACTGGGACGGCAAGGACGACGAGCCTCGGGTGCGTGCCTTCCGCTGGATTCCCTTGAGCGCTTAAGCACTTTAACGCTTCAGCACCTAATCGCCAACCCAGCTACACCCCGCATACCGGCGCAGCCGGTCGCGCCGATTTTTTTTGGGGCCATGCCCCGCAACCTGAAGGAGTTTTGATCATGAAAGTTGACTCAACCATTACCCTCACCCTGCCGGCCTTTGGCGTCATTGTGCCAGGCCAGGGCGGGTATTTTGCCGGCATCATGCGCGGCTCCGTTGTTGACGGCATTGAGGCCCCGCCCTACGCCCTGCTGGTGGCCGATGAGGCGGGCGACGAGGCTGTTGGCGTTGCCTGGGGCAAGTATGGTGAAGACGTGCCCGGCTGCGCCAGCCGTACAGACGGCTTGGCCAACACCGAAGCTATGCTGGCCGCCGGCTGCCCAGCCGCGCGCCGCGCACGCGAGTGCGACATTGGCGGGCATGGCGACTGGTATCTGCCCGCCCTGGGCGAATTGAACATGGCCGCCGCCAACGTACCGGAGCTGTTCAGCAAAGACGGTTATTACTGGAGCAGCACGCAGGACTCTCGCATCAGCGCCTTCGTGCAGGGCTTCGAGATCGGCATCTCGCACTGGGGCTTCAAGGACTACGAGCATCGGGTGCGTGCCTTCCGCCGGATTCCGCTTGAGCTCTTGAACACTTCAACGCTTTAAGCCCACCACCAGCCCGCGCAACCCCACCCCACCGGCGCAGCCGGTCGCGCGATTTTTTTTGACCACACCAGAACCATCATGGCCATTTACACAGAACTGCAAATCTACAAAGACGGCTGCGCCCTGCTCGGCCTGGCGCTGGAGGTGCAAACCCAGATCAAGCGCGAGTTCAAGCGCAGCCTGGGCGAGAAGGTGAGCGCCATGTGCGTGGAAATGCTGGAGGCGATTGCCATGGCCAATGCCTGCCGGGGCGAAATGCGCGTGCAGCAGATTGACACCGTGTTGCGCCTGCTGCGCGCCGCCTCGGTGATGCTGCGCGTGGCGTTTGAGCGCCGGCTGATTTCCAAAAACCTGTGGGGCCAGTCCATTGAGGTGCTGGACGCCGTAGGCAAGCAGTCCACCGGCTGGCGCAAGGCCACGCTGGCGGACGGCGGGCCCGGGCCAGGATCTGGCGGAGGCGCAGGTGGTGGCGGCACGGGTGATTTGTTTTCTTTTTCTGGGTATTCGGAATATCCGGTTGATAGCCATGTTTACTGACTTTTCAACTTCTTCGGATTCTTCGGTTGATTTGTGTGTGAACTACACCGGCGAATGGGTGCGCAGCCAGTCCCGCAAAGCTTCATTCATGCGGGTCTGCCATCCTGCCCCGGTGGAACGAAATGCTGCCAGCACGTCTGGGCTGTACCGCACTGCCACCTGCTCCTTGAGTGGTCCACGGTTAGGCCCGCGTGTACGGGCACGCCCAACCACGACGCCGCCTTGCTTGAGAACGGCACCTTCCCAGTCGGAAACGCTGGTGCTGGGGCTGTCTGGGTCGTTGACCATTTCAGTCGGGGAAGTTTTTCCAGTAGATGCGTTCTTCATGCTTTTCTGCCTTTCTAATCGAAATTACGTGGTCTGCATTGCCGCGAGCGGTATGCACCACAAACACCACAATGCCATTCCACAAGCCCAGCGTTTGCAGCCGCAGTTCACCGTAAGCATCACGCGCATCTTCACGGGTGATGGTGAAGCCTTCAAACACCGCCTCGCTTCCAAGGAAGTCCAAGCCGTGGTTCTTGATGTTGGCTTGGCGTTTGACTTCATCGTAAGTGACCATGGGCAAATTGTAGATGCAAAACCAACCAAAGAAAAGTATTTTGTAGATGCGCTTGCATTTCTGAAATTCCGGGTTTATGATTCGCTCACTTCGAAAGAAGTCGGGCTTGGTCGCCCGGATTCCAGGCGCAACGAAAGCCGCGCCCCTCAACAGGTCAGCGGCTTTTTTGTTGCACAGCATGGCTCCATTTTTGGCAGGCCGTGCGGGACTCCCGCAAGGGGGTGCCGGTCCCTGGTCCGGTCGACCAACCCGTACGGTCTGCCTCCCTCGCTTGGTCGCGTGGGTGGCAGGTTCAAAACCTACCAGGAGTCATTTATGGCTGACATCTCTACGGGCACCGCTGCCCTTCTCGCATCTGACCTCGTCATTGAAATCACCCCCCGCTGGATTTGCCGCTTCCGTGGCACACGCGCCCAGCTCGTTGCCGAGGGTCTAATCCCTAACGACTTCAAATGGCCGCAACGCACTTCGCGCCAAAGCTGGGAAGCAGGCAAGTTCGAATACTGGATGCAGCGGCGCCGCCCAGAAGGCATCAAAGGTCCGCAAAGCGTCTGGGCAGACGGCGACTACTGGGTGCTCGACATGTCCGTCAAAGGGACCGGCTGCAGCACTTACAGGATTCAAGAGAAGACCCGTGAGCTGGCTGAACTTGTGCGTGGCCGGTCCAGTGAGTGGAGCAAGACCTGGGAACGCGCCTACAAGGCCAAGCAGGATGACAAGTACATGGCCTTCCGCACCCATCTGCTGGGTGACCTAGCTCCACGCAAGCGCGGCCGCCCCGCCAAGTCCAGCACCACAGAACAATCCCAAGGAGCATCAGCATGACCGCCCTTACCGTCTCCCAAGCCCCAGACATGACCATGACTAGCAAGGAAATGGCCGACCTGACCGAGAAACGCCACGACAGCGTGAAGCGGACCATCGACACCCTGGCAGAAAAGGGCGTCATAGCGCTTCCACAAATTGTGGAAACGTCATTTGCAGGTGCCGATGGCCGGAAACAGACCATGACTGAGTACCGCATCGGCAAGCGTGACAGCTATGTCATCGTTGCCCAGCTCTCCCCTGAGTTCACGGCCCGACTGGTGGACCGCTGGCAGCAGCTTGAAGAGCAGGCCCGCAACCCCATCGCCGCGCTGTCTCGGGTGGACCTGCTCAAGCTGGCCTTGGACTCGGAAGAACAGCGCCTGCACCTGGAGAGCAAGGTGGTGGCGCTGGCTCCCAAGGCTGAGGCCCTGGACCGGCTTGCGCTGGCTGATGGCTCCTTCTGCATCCGGGATGCCGCCAAAACGCTCCAGGTGCAGGAGAAGACCCTCAAGCAGGCCCTGCTCGAACGCCGCTGGCTGTACCGGCGTCCGATGGGCTCCGGCTATCTGGCCTACTCGGACAAGCTCCAGCAGGGTCTGGTCGAGCACAAAATCACCCGAGGCGAGAAGAGCGACGGGTCCGAGTGGATTGACACCCAGGCCCGCATCACCGCCAAGGGCATGACCCGTCTCGCTCAAGACTTATCCACAGGCCCAATCCAATGACCATGGACCCTACCAACCTGCTCCACCCGTTGAAACTGACGGTGGTCAGCGTCAAGGAAGAGGACCACGACTACCACTTCCATGTCGAAACCCCTGAGCCGCGCTGCTGCGAGGCCTGTGGCGTCATCGACAACTGGGTGAAGTTCGGCAAGGAAGACCAGTCCTACCGTGACGTGCCAATCCACCACAAGCGGGTCACCATCTGGCTGATTCGCAGGCGGTACAAGTGCAATGCCTGTGGCGGCACATTCCGGCCCCACCTGGCAGAAATGGATGACCGGCGCATGATGACCAAGCGGCTGTCCAGCTACGTCGAGAAGGCCGCATCCATGGGCAGCAACAGCGATGTGGCGCGCGGCGTTGACTTTGTGGGCCAGGTCAGCAAGCCGTGGCGGCGAACCACGCGCCGGCGCACGGTGAACGTGGCTACGCAACGGCTGCGCACCCTGCCGGCGAGCGATGTGTTTGCGGCCGGCAACAGCTACCTAGGGCTGATGGGGCAGGCTGACCATGGGCACGCGGACAGGGCGCGCGTGGCGCGGGTGCTGCGCGGGCGGGGATTTGTGGTTAAGGGTGATTTGAGCAAGATTTACCAGCGAAGGGCCGCATGAATGTGGATCGTCCCATCCTCCATACGCTCAGCCTATGCGCAGGCGTCGGCATGCTCGATGAAGGCGTTGCAGCCGGACTTCGACACCTGGGCATTGACAGCCGCTGCGTCTGCTACGCTGAGCGGGAAGCACACCCATGCGCGGTACTGGAAAGCCGCATGGAAGAAGGAAGCCTGGATGCGGCGCCTATATGGTGCGGCGATTTCACCCAGTTGCCAGCAGACCGACTTCGCGGCCTGGTGGACTGCATTTGCGCAGGATTCCCGTGCCAGGATATCAGTATCGCCGGCCAGCGCGCCGGGCTTGACGGCAAGCGCTCGGGCCTGTTCTTCAACATCCTCGACGTTGCCGACGCTTGCGGTGCGTGGTGCCTCTCTCTGGAGAACGTCAGCGCCATCGCTACTGCCACCGCCTCCGTTGTGGACGAGGCCGAAGGCGAGCTCGAAGAACGCGCGGCCGCCCGCGTCGTGGGAGAACTGGCCGACCGCGGGTGGGACGCGGAATGGGTCACTCTTTCAGCGTCCGACGTGGGCGCCAATCATGGGCGGGCAAGGTGGTTTTGCTTTGCGTGGCGCAGACTGGGCCATGCCAGATTGCAACACCAGCACCTACAGCAACGGGAAAATGGGGCCGAACATTCGGGATCAGGCGGGCCAATGGCTCACACCGAACGTACCGAACGTACCGAACGGAGGCCGGAGCGTTTCAGGGGAAATAGTTGCATCCAAGGGCATGACGCCGGAGGGCGAGAAGCGGACTGTAGGGCTGGAATCTCAAGTGAGGTTCTGGCCGAGCCCAAAGGCATCGGACGGCACCAAGGGCGGCCCCAACCAACAGGGCAGCAAAGGCGACCTGATGCTACCCAGTGCGGCGGCACAGTGGCCGACACCGGACACCAACCCGAACAGGCGCAACAACAAGTCGGCATCTGCCGGTGCGGCCACACGCCCCACGATTGCCTATGCGGTGAAGCAGTGGCCCACACCAGCAGCCCGCGACCACAAGAGCGAACGGGGGGGGGAGCCACTGTGAACCACTACAACAACCATCCTGGCGGGCCGACGCTTTCGGCCTTTGTGGAATTTTCGCCCCTGGTCCAGCCGACCCACGCTGGGGCGCAGTCATCGCCCGCAACCCCGAGCTCGCGCCGGCACTTGAACCCGCTTTTCGGAGCATGGTTAATGGGCTGGCCTTCGACATGGGTGATAGCCGAGCCGCACGCCTCAAGTGCGTCGGCAACGGCGTTGTGGCGCTGCAGGCTGCAGCAGGATTTGTGTTGCTTGTTCGACGGGCAGGAGTTTTGAAGATATGACCGACCCCCAACCCCTCATCACCATGGAGCCGCTGCTGCTGGACGCCGACAAGGCCGCCGCGGCTCTGGACATGTCCACCAGCCTGATGCAGAAGCTGGCCGCCATGGGCCTGTTTCCCAAGCCGCGCAAGGTGTCGAGCGGCAAGGCCAACTACCTGGTCGAAGACCTGAAGGAATGGGCGCGCACCAGGCCGGTGTCGGATTTGTTGCCGCCGCCGAACAGCGGGCATGGGCGCGGTAAGATGACGAAGGATGAGGCGGCACCATGAACACTTGCAAAACCTGTGCCCATTGGAAAAATCCAACCGATGATGGCGACGAATGGCGGGAGGCCAAGATTTGCAACCCCATCGACCCCGACACTTATGAACCGATGAAGCGCGGCTTTGATACCCGGGTGTGCAAAATGCCATCACAGGCGTTTGCCGAATCACCCCCCGAGTCCAATGGCTTCACATTGATCGATGGTTCGGAGTTTTTCGCCGCCCTGGCCACAGCCGAGGATTTTGGGTGCGTTCGATGGGAGCCTTTGGCTCGTCCCAATCCCTCCAAATAATCTGCCAGCCGCTTGAGCCACACCCGCCGCTCTTTGTCGTAGGTGTAGGCGTTGTACGTGGCCACCATGTCTTTGGGCATGTGGCCGACGATGGCCTCGCCCACCTCGTTGCTGCAGCCCAGGCTGGCCAGCAGGGTGCGGGCGGTGCGGCGCAGGTTGTGTGGGGTCCAGTTGGTGACAGGCAGCACCAGGCCGCCTTCGCGCACGCGGGCGGCGGCTTTGGCGCTGTAGGGCTGCAGGTGGTAGATGTAGGTGCTAAAGTCGTGCTGGGTGTATTGCTCGCCCCGGGCGTCCTCAAACAGCCAGCCGGACGGGCCCACCGCTTTCAAGCGGCGCTGCACCATCTTGAGGGCGCGGCCGAACAGGGGCACGCGCAGATCCACGGCCAGGGGATTGTCGGCGTTTTTCGTTTGGGCCTTGGGCACGGTCCACCACCAGCCTGTGGCCTCTTTGGCCAGGTGCTCGGGGCGCATGGCCAGAAACTCGCCGCCACGCGTGCACGTCCATAGATACATGACGGTGGCGTCTTGCCCCAGCGGGTGCATGTTGGGCAGCCAGCGCAGCAGCTCGGCCACCTCGGGCGCGGGCAGCACGCGGCGCTGCTGGCCGACATGCTGGCCGGCCACCAGGCGGCCTTTGCTTTTGAGGCGGCCTTTCATGACCACGCGCCACCAGTTGGGCACGTTGCCGCCCAGGCGGCCGGCGTCGAGCGCATAGTCCCACGCGGCGCCGAGCAGGCTGCGCAGCTTGGCGGCCTGGGTAGGGGTGTCTTTGCGGCTGGCCAACACGTCGAAGGCGATCTGGCGGGTAACGTCGGCCGGCGCCATGGCGGCGAAGGCGGGCTGGGCGGCCATCAGGGCGTTGAGGGCGCGCTCGGCCGCGGCGGCGCCTTTGGGCTTGCGGGCAGCGTAGAGGTGTTCGGCCACGTACTGGCCCACCAGGTGCCGCACGGTGGCTTGCGGGGCGCTGGCGGCGATCTGGGCGGCGCGGTCGGCCTTTTTCTGTTGCACGGGGTCGGCTCCGGCGGCCTTGGCGTTGCGCAGCGCCTGCCACTCGGTCACCGCGACTTGCACGGGCATGGCGGGCCACTGGCCCAGAGCGCGCTGCTTCATGCGGCCCGCGGCATCTTTGTAGCGGTACGTCCAGGTGCGGCGGCTGGCGGTGGCCACCAGGCGCAGGCCGGGGCAGCCGTCCACCACCAGATGCGCGCCTGGCTGCAGCAGTTTGGCGGCGCGGGCGTCGAAAAACAATTGGCTATACTCCCCATCACGGCGGCCGGCATGGCCGCCTGCGCAGGTTGGCGCAGGGTGTTTGAAAAACCTACGCCAAACCTACGCCGCAAGTGTAGGTGTATATGGGTGTATAGATGCTGGAATGTAGCGCAGAAGTTACGCCAGTTTTGCTGAATGCCCTATGAAATCAGGCACTTGCGGATAAAAACCCATTTAAATCAATGGGTTGCGAGATGCGGGTGTAGTTCAATGGTAGAACGGCAGCTTCCCAAGCTTCATACGAGGGTTCGATTCCCTTCACCCGCTCCATCCCTGCCGGGGCGCGGCGGCGCCATCGCAGCCGCCCAAGGCCCGCCGCATGTGCTACGCTATGCCCCGTCCACCAAGACATTCCTGAGCGCCCCCAGCCCGACCCGGGCCCATGTTTCGCGCGGCATGCCGTCAGACCACGGCAGCCGCGGCTGCTCCAGACCGCAGGATTGCCCGCACATGGCAGTCGCAACGGTGTAGATTCCCCCAAGCGTCGAACAACAACCAGGAGACCAGGACATGAACACCGCCGTGCGCATTCCCGAAACCGTTTTCACCGATCTGGACCAGCAACTGGAGCAACTCGCGGCCAACCGGGAGAAATGGGCCAACACACCGGTGGACCAGCGCATTGCGCTGCTGGCCCAGATCAAGGAGTGCCTGCTGCCAGTGTCACAGGCCTGGGCAGAAACAGCGGCGCGCAAGAAAGGCATCGCGGACGGCTCGCCGCTGGCCGGTGAAGAGTGGACCTCCGGCCCCTACACGGTGATGGGCTACTGCAACCAGATGATGGCCACGTTGGCCAAGGTGCAGGGCAAGCACCACCTGGACGGCCTGCCGCTGCGCGAGCTGCGCAACGGCCAGTTGGTGGCGCGGGTGCTGCCCCATTCCATCTGGGACGAGCTGCTGCTCAGCGGCGTCAAGGTGGACGTCTGGATGCAGCCCGGCGTCACCCGCGCCAACCTGGCCGACAACACCGCCGCCGTCTACGACCCCAAAAGCCCCAGCCACAAGCAGGGCCGCTTGGCGCTGGTGTTGGGAGCCGGCAACATCGCCTCCATCGCGCCGCTGGATGTGTTCCAGAAGCTGTTTGCCGAGAACCAGGTGGTGATGCTGAAGATGAACCCGGTCAACGACTACCTGATCGAGTTCCTGCAGCCCGCCCTCAAGCCCCTGATCGACCTGGGTGTGCTGGCCATCGTTCGCGGCGGCGCCGACGTCGGCCAGTACCTGTGCAACCACCCGCTGGTGGAAGATATCCACATCACCGGCGCCGGCGCCTCGCACGACGCCATCGTCTGGGGGCCGGGTGACGAAGGCCGCGCCAACAAGGCCGCCGGCACGCCCAGGAATACCCGCCACATCACCTCCGAACTGGGCGCGGTGTGCCCCACCATCGTGGTGCCGGGGCCATGGTCGGACGCCGACCTGGGCTTCCAGGCCGAACAGGTGGCCACGCAAAAGCTGCACAACTCCGGTTTCAATTGCGTGGCCTGCCAGGTGCTGGTGATGCCGCGCGACTGGGCGCAGAAAGACGCCTTCGTGAAGCGGCTGGAAGGGGTGATGGCCGGCTCCGAAGCGCGCGGCCTGTACTACCCCGGCACCCAAGATCGGCTGGCCGGCTTTGCCGTGCACAACAAGCAGGCCAAGAAACTGCCGCGCGCCGGAGGCGAAGCGGTGCTGATCGCCCCGCTGGACGCCGCCAGCGACAGCTACGCCCGCTCGGTGGAGGTGTTCGCCCCGGCGCTGAGCGTGATCGAGCTGCCCGGCGCCGACCCCGAGGCCTACCTGAAGGCGGCCATCGCCTACGCCAACGAGCAGTTGTACGGCACGCTGGGCGCCAACATCGTCATCCACCCCAAGACCATCGCGCAGATCGGCCGCGAGCGCTTCGAGGCGTTGCTGGTGGACCTGCGCTACGGCACCATTGCCGTCAACGCCTGGACCGGCCTGGGCTTTTTGACGCCGCAGGCCACGTGGGGCGCCTTCCCGGGCCACACACTGGCGGATGTGCAAAGCGGCATAGGCGTGGTGCACAACAGCATGCTGTTCGACAAGCCGCAGCGCACCGTGGTGGAGGCGCCTTTCAAACCCTTTCCGCGCAACCTGCTGAGCGGCTCTTTCAGCATGCTGCCCAAGCCGCCCTGGTTCATCACCAACCGCAAGGCCCATGTGCTGGGCCGGCTGCTGGTCAACTTCCAATACCGCCCCAGCCTGTTGAAGATGCCGCGCATCTTCCTCAACGCCTTGCTGGGGTAGCCCCTTCACCCCTTCCATACCCCTACCCCTACCCCTACCCCTACCCATAAAAGAGAGACTGAACATGAATGGCCTGATGCAGCACCACCCTTTGCTGATTTCTTCGTTGCTGGTGCACGCCGAGCGGCACCATGGCGACCAGGAAATCGTGTCGCGCAGGGTGGAAGGCGACATCCACCGCCAGACCTTCCGCGACCTGGCCCGGCGCTCGCGCCAAATGGCCAATGCGCTGGCCGCCTTGGGCGTGAAGCACGGCCAGACCGTGGCCACGCTGGCCTGGAACGGCTACCGCCACATGGAGCTGTACTACGGCGCCTCCGGCTCCGGCGCGGTGCTGCACACGCTGAACCCGCGCCTGGCGCCGGACCAGGTGATCTACATCGCCGACCACGCCGAAGACCAGGTGCTGTTTTTCGACCTGACCTTCCTGCCGCTGGTGGAAGCCGTGGCCGCGCGGCTGAAGACCGTCAAGCATTTCGTCGCCATGACAGACCGCGCCCACATGCCCAAGGACAGCAAAATTGCCAGCCTGAAGTGCTATGAGGAGCTGCTGGACGCCGCCAGCGACCAGTACACCTGGCCGGTATTTGACGAAAACCACGCCTCCTCGCTGTGCTACACCTCCGGCACCACCGGCAACCCCAAAGGCGTGCTGTACAGCCACCGCTCCACGGTGTTGCACACCTATGGCGCCGCCCTGCCCGACACGCTCAGCGGCTCGGCGCGCGACGTGATCCTGCCGGTGGTGCCCATGTTCCACGTCAACGCCTGGGGCCTGCCGTATGTGGCCTGCATGGTGGGCGCCAAGCTGGTGTTCCCGGGGCCGGGGCTGGACGGCAAGTCGCTGCACGAGCTGCTGGAGTCCGAGAAGGTGACCCTCTCCGCCGGTGTGCCCACCGTGTGGCAGGGCCTGCTGACCTACATGGAAACCAACAAGCTGAAGTTCTCCACCATGCGGCGCACGGTGGTGGGCGGCTCGGCCTGCCCGCCGGCGATGATGCGCATGTTCCAGGAACAGTACGACGTGACGGTGATCCACGGCTGGGGCATGACCGAGATGAGCCCGCTGGGCACCACCGGCACGCTGAAGTCCAAGCACACGGAGCTCAGCATGGAACAGAAAATGGCGGTGCAGGCCAAGCAGGGCCATGCGGTGTACGGCGTGGACATGAAGATCGTGGGCGACGACGGCCAGGAGCTGCCCTGGGACGGCAAGGCCTTTGGCGAGCTGCTGGTGCGCGGCCCATGGATCGTGTCCAGCTATTTCAAGAATGAGGGCGGCAACCCGCTGGTGGACGGCTGGTTCCCCACCGGCGACGTGGCCACCATCGACGCCGATGGCTACATGCAGATCACCGACCGCAGCAAGGACGTGATCAAGTCCGGCGGCGAGTGGATAGGCTCCATAGACCTGGAAAACATCGCCATGGCGCACCCCAAGGTAGCCATGGCCGCCTGCATTGCCGCCTTCCACCCCAAATGGGACGAACGCCCGCTGCTGATCGTGATGAAGAAGCCTGGCGCCGAACTGAGCCGCGAGGAGCTGATTGCCTTCTTCGATGGCAAGATCGCCAAGTGGTGGACGCCGGATGACGTGGTGTTCGTGGACGCCATTCCGCTAGGGGCCACCGGCAAGATGCTGAAAAACCGCCTGCGCGACCAGTTCAAGGACTACAAGCTGCCTTCGGCCTGAAGCCAGGGGAATTCTGGCCGCGTCCTTGGCGTGGCCGACGACGCTGGGGCGCATGGCTACGGGAATGTCCCCCGGCCTGCGGCCTCCTCCTTGATTTCCCTCCGCCATGCGCCCCAGCGTCATCGGCGGTGAAAGTGTTCACTTGCGGGGAGGCGGGAACCGGGTCAGTTTTTTTGCTGCATACACTGACGTTTGACTTATGCGGCGAGCCGTAGGCACGTGGCTTGAAGGAAGGGTCAAGCGTCAAGCGGATCGTTGGCTTGATGTCGTACGAGGGAAGCTCGCGCCGCACGCGCTCCGCCACAACCTTCGCGAAGCCTTCCTCGTCCGATGGAATTTCTTGGGCAATCGACCAAGTTGTTGCCATGCAGAGAGCGATGGCGGCGATGTACTTGAGCACGGCGGGGTGGTGTTGACTTCTGACAGCCAATGTAGACCGCAACATTCTGCGGTATATATTGGAGAATTCACCAACGAAACGTGCATGCAGGCCATGCTGGATATTGATAGTTTGCTCACATAAAAATAGCGACAAACCCCGCAAATACTTTGTCGAGATTTTTGTCATGCTTCCCCCTCTTGATGTGCTTGTTCTGCCTTTGGACAGTACCCGAAGGTCGGACACAGGGAAAGCGTGGCTCACGCTGCATTTGCACGCCCGCCACGCTAGCCGGATCAGGCCGCTGCGGCACTCAGCGCAGCGGCATCAAGGAGGGGCGGGTTCAACCCGTCGATGCAACACTTCCCAACCAAAGGAGTGTTCCATGAAGAGTACAGGTCAAAGGCTGCATCCAGATCAGGCGGAGATGGCTGA